TTGCTTAACTGTAAGCTTAATTGAGCATATATTCTAGATTCTAAATTGTTTAAAAATTTATTTAGATTAGTGTTTTGTACTGCTGCTAATGCTGCTGCTGCATCAGCAGCTTTCTGTTGCTCTATAGCCTGCTTGCGAGTAAATTCTTCGTTTTCAATAGTTAGTACATGGCTACTATATCCGTTCCCGCTGAAGGTAGGATTAGAAAATTGATAAGTCATTTGAGTAGCACTAGCTGTTGTTGTCATTAGTAACAATGCAATAATTGAACATTTCATATTATGACTCCTTGACTATGTATTTATTTAAATTTTGGCTGAGGGACTAGGGGTCGAACCTAGATTAAAGGAGTCAAAGTCCTTCGTCCTACCATTAGACGATCCCTCAACAATTACCAGTGACGTATTACACCAGCAACAATGAATATATTAGTAACTATATAACAAAGTACTATTAATGTCCTAATTAAAGCTATGCGATCAGCTTCTTTATTTGTTGCTCCAGATTTCTCACCAAGAGCTTTGGCCCATACTCTCCAGAATTTCATGTTGGAATTATTTTACTTCAAACGCGGCATTACATTTGCCGCCAGTTTGGGCTTCGGCTAACTTCATAGCAGTGAGTTGATCTAAAGAGTAAACAAAAGTTTCAGTCTTCCAACCAGTTGACAATGTAACCACACAACGCCATTGCTTCATCTTCATTACTAAATCCTCATTACTGCTTATTATATAGATATTTATAGATGAGTCAAGCAGTTTTTTATATTGTATTTTTTGTTGGAAAACCATATTATAGCAAATACAACTCTTATACAAGTAAGTATTTGAAATTCAGGAGAACTTATGTCAAAGACCGTATTGATTACAGGTGGCGCAGGTTGAGTATAAATACTTCAAATAACTTTGGAGTAAAAAAAATGGAAAAGTATGGGTTTATCTATATTTGGTATGATACTAACCATAAAAAGTATTACATAGGAAGCCATTGGGGTCAAATTAACGATAGATATATTTGTTCATCTAAATGGATGAAGAAGGCCTACAAAAATCGTCCGAGCGAGTTTAAAAGACGTATATTAGAGTCAGGCATAAAAAAGAATAAACTTAAAGCAAACGAATATCGTTGGTTATCAATGATAAAAGATGAAGAATTAGGAAAGAGATATTATAATTTGAACAATAAAAAAATACTTAAACCTGGAAATTGGCCAACTGGAAGAACACGTTCTGAAGAAACTAAACAAAAGATTTCTGAGGCATTAAAAGGAAATACACCTTGGAATAAAGGGGTCCCGATGTCAAATGATCAAAAAGAAAAACTTAGACTAATAAATTTAGGAAAAGGTCATTCAGAAGATACTAAGAAAAGAGTATCCTTGTCATTGATAGGCAATAAACGAAGAAGTGGAAAACTACACTCAACTGAGGACTTAGAAAAGATGTCAAAGTCACAAAAGAAAATATGGGATAATAATTCAGAACGGAAAAAACAGCAGTCAATAAGAATGAAACAATATTGGGAAAATTATCGAAATAGGAAGAAGGAAAACAATGAGTAAAACTTGCCTTATTACCGGTGGAGCTGGATTTATAGCACATCATGTTATCGACAGAATACTCAATACAACTGATTGGAACATTGTTAGTTTGGATCGGTTGGACTATAGTGGTAATTTAAATAGATTGCATCACATGATGATGACACACGATGCTGATGTACGTAAGCGTGTTAAGATCGTTTATCATGATCTTAAGGCAGAGATCAATCCCCAAACTCGAAGTATGATTGGTAAAGTTGATATTGTTATGCATCTTGCTGCCGGTAGCCATGTTGATCGCAGTATTGAATTCCCGATGGAATTTGTTATGGATAATGTTGTTGGTACAGGACATGCACTACAGTATGCTCGCACCATTGACAATCTAGAACGATTTGTTTATTTCTCCACAGATGAAGTATTCGGCCCTGCTCCTAATGGTGTATACTATAAGGAATATGATCGTTATAACAGCACCAACCCTTACAGTGCTGCTAAGGCAGGCGGGGAAGAACTTGCTGTTGCATTTGAAAACACATATGGATTGCCAGTTTATGTAACACATACTATGAATGTGTTTGGTGAACGTCAGCATCCAGAAAAGTATATTCCTATGTGTATTCGTAAGGCTCGTGACGGCGAAAGCATCACAGTGCATAGCGACAGCAGCAAGACAATTCCAGGTAGTCGTCATTATATCCATGCAGCAGACGTTGCAGATGCAATGATGTTTTTGTTGGATCTTAAGAACTTTCAGATGCCCCCAGAGTTTGGCGGCGCCAAGTGTCCAAAATTTAACATTGTTGGCAAGGAAGAGATCAACAATCTAGAATTAGCCAGAATCATTGCTCAGTCACAAGGAAAAGATCTCAATTATGAAATGGTAGATTTCCACAGTAGTCGTCCAGGGCACGATCTTCGTTATAGTCTCAGTGGCGAATTTATGAAGAGCTTGGGGTGGGAACCTCGTATTGCACTAACAGAACGTATTGCACAGGTAGTAGATTGGACACTGGCAAATCCAGACTGGTTGGAGATTAAACTATGAAATATGGCGTATTAGTAACATCAGCAGCTAATGCTAAGTTTAGTGTTTATTCACCTGAGGAGCGTGTTGAGCAGACTCTTAAGACAGTAGAGTCTATTAAAGAACGTATTCCTAATGCTTTTATTATTATGACTGATTGTGGTATTCCTGGAATTGAAGGCGAACTTAAAAACAAGCTAGTTGCTAGTGTTGACAAGTTCATTGATTTCAGTAAGGACCCTAATGTAAATTGGATTGCCACCAATGTTACACATCAGGATACTGTAAAGAATCTAACTGAACTTGTTGTAGTCAGCAAGTTCTTTAAGCTGGCAAAGAAGCATGAGTGGTTTGCTGATTGTGATCGTGTGTTCAAAGTAAGTGGGAGATATTGGCTAACAGATAATTTTGACATCACACGTTATGAGCAAGCAGACGCCAAGGGTAAGTATGTTGTTAGTAAGAAGATGCTAAGTCAATTCCCGATGGAATATGTTGGGCAAAGTCTGCAATATATGTTGCGTGTCTATAGCTTAGATATTTCACTGCTAGATGATTTTATCACACAGTTGGGTATTATGAGCAAGCATATGCAAGATAAGGTTAATAATAAAGGCTATATTGATATTGAACATCTATTCTGTAAGTTCCTTCCTGCTGATAAAACATTGGAAATTGCTAGGACAGGGGTTGCAGGCAATGTAGCTCCCAATGGTGCATTTATCGAGAATTAAAATGATTAGAAAAGATATTGACTGGCGTACTGCCAGTGCAGAATATGTTACAGCGAAACCATTTCAACATGTTGTCATTGATGATTTTTGGCTTTCTGAAATTGCAGAGGAATTATACAACGAATTTCCTAAATATGATGATCATAAAGTTTGGAACGCACATTACAACAATGCTATCGAAAATAAAAAAGCTTGTAATCACTGGGATAAGTTCCCTAGAACCACTTATAAAGCATTTAATTTTTTAAATAGTGCAGAGTTTACTAAACTAGTAAAACAAACAACATTTCACTATGATATTGAAATGGATGTTGGCTTACATGGTGGCGGGTGGCATGCACACATGAATGGTGGAAATCTAAATATGCATTTGGATTACAATATTCATCCTAAGCTAGGTCTTCAGCGTAGATTAAACATTATTGTTTATTTGAGTAAAGATTGGGATACAGCATATGGTGGCGGATTAGAACTTTGGAGTCATAACGAAGAAACTAATCAACCATTAGCTCATGTCAAAACAGTTGATATTAAATTTAATCGTGCTGTCTTATTCAACACAACACAGAATAGTTGGCATGGATTGCCTTTACCATTAAGTTGTCCGGATGATATGATTCGCCAAAGTATGGCTGCTTATTATTTAGGACCAGCTGAAAAGAATACTCCAGATCGTCCTCGTGCTAGATTTGCTCCAAGGCAAGATCAGATTGGAAATGCTGAAATTGAAGAATTAATTAAACAGCGTTCCAGTATACAAACAGTAAAGTATACTTAAGTCAAAAAAATAGGGTAGTTAAACTACCCTATTTTAGTATACCAAATTAAACTTTGGTCTTCTTAGTCTTTGGTTTTGCTACCTTTGCAGCAACTGCCTTTTCAATTGCGGCTGCTTTAACAGCAGTCTTCTTTACTTTTGCGGCAGTCTTCTTAACAGCAACTTCTACGGCTGCCTTTTCTACTACAGCAACTTCTTCAACTTTAGCAACTTCGGCTGTAACCTTAGTTTCTACAGTCTTAGCAGTTTCCTCAACCTTTTTAACTTCTGCAACAACTTCATTTTTAATTTCAGTTACTGCTTCTGCTATTGTTTCCTTCTTGGTTAGCATCTTATAAAGACCATAACCAATTGCAGCAAGAATAGCAAGAATAATAATGTATTCCATAATTGACTCCTATCGATAAGCACACTTATATATGCTTAAGAATAGGAGTCAAATTATTTTACTTTGCAGTAGTAAACATGCTCAATGAGTCAGTAACAGTCTTGGTTGCATACTTGGCTGTTTCAACCTGTAGATCCAAACTCTTCTCTAGAATAGTACGAAGCTCTGCTGGTTGTACCAAAGCAAACATCATACGAGCTGAACGACTATAATCTTCAATCATCTTAGTAGTATCATAAGCCTTAGACATCTGTATCTCCTTTTTGAATAAATGCTTTACTACATTTATTTATAATAAGATAACACAATTTACCTGGCAGTGCAACATAAATTTAATATTTTGGTAAAATTAATTACGATTTAATATTTTTTCTAACTATTTCGTATGCCTCACGCAACGCAGTTAATCGAATCGCACAAGCAGATGCATCGATTACATTTCGATGTTGACGATGATATTCACGCCATTGCTCAGTTTCTTTAATTAAGTTTTCAAGCTGGATTAGCATAATTTTTAATTTCTTCATACAATGCAAAGCTGGCTAGATTTTTAGCCTTAGCTTCAACTTGGATATCAAACATAGGCCAAAATTCGCTAACATACATATTAACAGCTTGATTCCACATGAAGTTACTATGTGCTCGCAACTTCTGCTTCTTATAACCATTGTCTAGTAGATCAAACATATCAGGCATTACAACAGGATCATGATGTCCCAATATATCCTCACGGCTACAACTATAATGTAGAGTAGGCCTAACACCGCGCCAACTAGATTCAATCTGTTTGACCTTATCGTCAGTGGCACAAATGTACTCTCCCGTATTGACCCAATGGTGATGTACATCCAAAACGATAGCAACATCACGTCCAATAGTAAGACACTCATCTAATCCCCACGCATTTTCTTCGTTTTCGATAGTTATAAGATTCCTAGCCTCAGGGCTAAGACG